TTATCATCGTCGTCTTTACCGTAATTAGGCTCTGTGAATTTAGCATTTAGTAATGCTGCGATGTCTTCGACATCCTTATCGTTTTCATCAACCCACTCACCTGCGGTATTAACTCCTCCTTGCCAGCCAATAGCATCAGTGAAGTACAGAATTCTCTTAAGTAAGCTGCTTTCTCCTTCAACTTTCTCATTATCATCTCTGTCAAATGAACCTATTAGGTTATATTTCCAGGGATACTGAGAGTTTTGATTTCTAAAATGGATTTCTAAAAAGACTTCCATATGTGGATAATCAGCTGATTTATCAATAACGTCAGTAAGTGCTACTTCTTGGAAACCAAGCCAGTTTGCCCCTCCTCCGCTATTTGAACTTTGTTCATAAGAACCTCTGTATGGCATTTGTTACTCCTATTCTTCTTTGTATTTTAGGATTTCATTCATTACGCTATTGTAATCGAATTCAAGAACTTTCTGGGCTAGAGGTCTCAGCCTACTGCCTACAGTTCTTTCGTCGTACGCTTTAAAAGATAGATAGAATTTTCCATCTTCTTTATCAGCCATAGCGTACCCTATCACGTCTGCACTTGCAGTTAGAGCATAAGCCAGGCCTCTTGGCAGCTCTGGCCCTAACTGACTTTTACCGTCGGTAATAACAGTATTTTTCGCATGCGAAATTATAACTAAATTTCTACTTAAAGATTTACATAGAGTCTGAAATTTCTTAACAATATCTAAATTCTTTTTTCTTGCTTGTGCCCAGTCAGCACCCCATGAATTACCTTCTCCCATTGCTGCTTGTCCACGATCATCACAGACTTCTTGTTCAATCCATCTGTTTATATGATCTATAGTATCAATAACAATAGTATCATAAGGCAATTTCTTTAAGTTGTCCTTTAACCAATAATATACTTCTACCATAGAATATACTTCCATTGGTTCACCAACCTCACCTGTTCTATTATAATAACCACGTTCATCATTGGGAACCACTTCATTAACTGGTTTGCCCTTTTCTGTAACTTGTTTATTATCAATCATCTTTGGTCGTGTTGGGGTGTTTAAGGAAGTAACCGTTATGGTGTTTGCATCCTTGACAAAGTCCGAGCCTAAATCTGTATCTATTAGTATGCAGCCATCGGCTCCTTTTGCGCTCCATTTACTGGCTTGTGTTGTTTTGCCCGTTTTGGGCTGCCCGATGAAATACCAGGTCAGCCCATTAGGCAATGTAGTCCAGTCAGTAGATACTTTTCTAATCTGTACCATAATTATCCTTCTGTTTTTATGATTAAATTGTCAGTTCGTATTTCTAGTGGCATAAGCCCTATCCAAATATACGAATAGTAGGGTCTTCCCGCAACAATATTAAAGACCTGATCTACTCCGAAACCCCCAACTATTGATGCAGTGAAAATAGTATGCTTCATTGTACAGGGGTCTTCTGCTACTTCATGGGATGGAATCCATGTATCTAGATAAGTATCCTCATCCTTAGTAGCAACTATTATTTCCATAGCCATAGCTCCCATTCTTAAATCTACAAAGAATGTTCTGTTGCTCTGCTCTAGCCATTTGTTGTATGCTACAAGTCTTCCTTCCATGTTATCAAGACAAGTAATCATTTTTGGTAAGGTGGGACTGGTTTCATCATAAAACTTATTATGAAATTTCATCCCTTTAGGATTTACTGCATACATTTTAGAAACATTCTCAGCTACTTCAGCTTTTGATTTACCCAATGCTCCTTGTGGATACATAGTGGTACTCAAATTATGTTCTTCTAATGTATCATGATCCCATCCAGTAATCTTTTTGAATCCCATAATGGACAATAGAGGCACTAGCTGTGAGCCAATGCCTCCTAATCCAAGTATGCCTACATGATCCAGTTTACTCTGGGGAATTAAATCCTTATTCCTTAAGAATCTAGTAGACGCCATAGTAACCTCCATGATTATAAGATGACATGTATTCTGACAACCCAGTTAATACAGCTATCTGTTGGAAATTCATGTCTTCGCCTTCTAATTTAGCTTCAACATCAATGTCAGTAAACTCTCCCTTATCCCATTTGTCAAGGATTTTCTCTACTTTCTTCCTTTTATCCTTGGCAAGTTTAGTCAAGACAGTTTGTCTTTCAGCTATGACCCTATTAGACAACAAATTACTATTAGTATTAGCTAATAGATTTATTTGCTTACCAGGTTTAGTATTATAACTAAACTTTGGTTTATTCTTCTCAATTATATCACCTTCTGATATCCATTCATTCAAAGGTGTCAAATCAGGACTCACTACTTTTATATCATCTTCGTCTAGTTCTAGACAATGACTATATTTGTATTGATCCTTATAACTGAATCCGAATGCATGAGTAGCTTTGCCACCACTGGCGACCACCAAGCTGCCGTAGAACCCTACGTCGGGTGCCATTTCAGTAATGGTGCTCGTATCTGTCCCCGAAAGGAACGCCCCCATCGTATTATGTGAATGTATTAATCCCATATACGATTTCTTTAAGCTTGGCGAAGAAGCATAGGTTTCTTTCAGAATATTAGCTAAATCCTTAGCTTCCCATTCAGTAGAGGCATGACTGCCTAAATCTAATGGATGGAAATGAACAATTTTCCATTCTACTGGAAAACCGTCTTCATCTGTTTTTACCTTGTACCAAGCGGGGCCTGACCACTCCAAACTCTTAAACCTATTCAAAAGATAAGTGTATTTGTTGTGTATCTTTTTCGGTATGATAAGTTTTATGTCCATAGTCTTTCAACCTCCTTATGACTTTATCATATTGATTGATTAATGAATTAGTTTCTTCTAATACTAATTCCCTTTTCATCAATTCGAATGAATTAATGAATGATTCAAGATTATCTGAAATATTTGTATCTTTTATAAATTTCAATACTTCCTGATAATCACCTTGTGTAGAATATATTCCCATATCACTCCAGAATTGTCCCTGATTATACATACGATAATATATAACAGGATTTTTCTGTTCTTTATGGCGTTTAGAAAAAGGATTATCCCTATCTAAATCGTGATTAAAATAACCTTTGATTTTATCATTGATTATTTCTTCAACATATCCTTTAGAAAGCTTATTTGTATAGTAAGCTCTAAAAAGCTGGTCTAAACGATCAACTCTATTATTCTTTCTATTAATAAGATTCTTTTTATTGGAATAGTGCTCAGCATTTACTTTGGATTGTTCACTAGAGTGTTCAGATACTCTATGGTCATATAATCCAGTTAATGTCATTTTATCATAATAAGCATTATTCTTTACAATTAAGGGTAATTGATATTTTATAGTCCTAGATAATATAAAATCATCATCTTTAACTAATGCATCAATGCCTTCTGTGCCCCTTAACCATCTGTATAATTCATCTAAACATCTTGAGAGTACAGACAGGATATTTCTTTTCAGGTTATAGTGTGTATCTTTATTAACACCACCATCTCCTATATTACTAGAAATAAACTTAGTAAATGTAACACCATCTTTGTTTTCACTTTTTGGTATTAATACTCTAGAATTTCTAACAATTATAGAATTTTGATTTACTATAGTTCTCTCATCTGAATTAACACAAGCAGTATGATGCTGTCTCAAATATCCATATTGACCTCTATCAACATAATGTAACAATCTGTCAGAGATATGTGCCTTTATTTGATTCTCTTTATGAAAAATATTTACTAAACAATAAATATCATTCGCAACAGAACCAGTATCTATCTTATCAACATTGAACATTACATATCTTTCTAATGATCTAGTAATATTTGTACCTATCTTACTACAAGCATTAATTAGCTTTGATGTTTTAAAATGTTTGCCACCTGGGGTATTCCAGTTTAGAGTTATTTCATTTATATTCCAGAATGGTGAACGAACATTCCATGTATTTAAAAATTGTAAAACAGTCCTTAAATACATTATGGGGTTTCCTTCTGCTTTCCATCGTGCAAGTTCAGTTGAATAAGAACCTAAACACGGGTCTGCACTACTTATATGTGGATGCCATGCTGCTATTTTATCTTCAAATGTAAAATGCGCATCATTCTCATCCTTATCTAAAAGAGAATTATAAAATTTAATGTTACTGCCATGTGCTATTCTAACATAAACTCTATCAAGATAATTAACTCTTCTACCTCTTAGCTTTGGTATTCCCATATTAAATACCAGGGCTAGGTCATCCTTTCCCATTATATCGGTATAGTAACCATCTATACCAACTAATCCAAATGTAAGATCAGGCTTTGAGATCATATCCATTAGTATCTTCCAATAGTCATCATCTAATGCATCTGGTTGTATACCAAATGCTTTTATGAACAATCTCTTTACCCTTGGCATGAACGTAGCTGCTTCAGTATCAAATGTTAAACCATTTAATGATACTATATCACCTAGCTTAGCTGGGAAGGTATTATCAACTTTGTAAGTCATGATAACTCCTTATATTGTTTAAGTTACAAGAACAGGGGCAAGTTTAAACTTACCCCTAATTCTCTGGTATGCAGACGGGGTAGTCTACTTACCTGATGTTACCTTGCTCTTTTGAAAAGATACAAAATTACCATCAGCAAGTGCATGAGTGGCGTTAGCCTCACTACTGTCCACATGTATTTGTACACCTTGTAAGGAGAGGTCTAACTCCTGAGCTAACTCAGAAGGTGTCCCTGCTTCCATTTCACGAGGCATACCCCCGTTGTGATATGAAATCACTGTAACTTTTGCCATATCATCCTCCGATCGGATTGGGCGTTAAACAGACTTTATCTTTTTAGGCCTTCCACGCTTTTTAGCTATTGGCATCTGTCTTGACCAATAGTAAACTTGACCCTTGAGTTTCTTTACCTGCCATTTTAGTGCTCTTAGAGGTTTATAATAAATTATATAACTTATCATTGTCCCCGCTGCGAACCCTACAAATAACATAAGTAATTCGTAAGTAGTCATTCTGACTCCTTTTTAATTATGGCATCAACAAGTTTCTTTATATTGTTAAATGCCTTTTCTCTGATTATGCGAGGTACTTCCGACTTATCTCTCCATTCTAAAAATGGGTTACCTGGATTTACTACTCGCTCTTCGGTGAAATAGGTAAACTTGTATTCTTTGGTCGCTAAATCATCAATGACCTTACCAGTATACCTAGTTTTTAATACTTTGGGATAGATTAATTTAAAATTTTCATAATCCCAGTCGTCATCCAGCTCTATATGTGTAGACATATGAATCCTTTCAGTTATGATATAAGTATAGTTTACAAGTTTCTAAAACTCTGTTTATTGTTAGCCTTCTCACCGTTCTAACAATATTCCTCCCTTTTAATAGTGACTATACTTATATCAATTTAATGAGGACTTACATTGGCGGCTGTCTGCACTCTCCAAATGCCTCAATTTATTGCGAAGAAGTGCCAACACTATCACTAGGCCTAATAAACCTATGTTTTTTAAAACTATCACCCATACCATGCCTCTTAGCTTTATGTATTCCACTGGAGACGTTTGGTATTAAAATTTTAGTTTCAACAGTATTCTTCTTCGCAACTCTTTGCAATTTGGCTTCCTTGATCTCATTTTCAATGTGTATATCTATCCTACTTTCCCAATAATCACATTCATCACAACAATCATGCATCAGCTGTCTCAATGATTTTATCTG